AATTATTATTTAATACTGGAACTGGAACTAGTAGAAGTTTAGATTAAAAAAAACAAAAGTAAATAGAAAAAAATGCTAACCGCACTATTTATAAGTAATAAAACAAAATTAAAAATATAAAACAATGGCTGATTTACTGATGAAAATGCCGGTTCCTTACGAACCCAAAAGACAAAACAGATTCATTTTGAGATTCCCTTCATCTTTAGGGATTAATGAGTGGTTCGTGGAATCAACATCAAGACCAAATATAAAAATTAATTCAACTGAAATTCAATTTTTAAATACTTCAACATATGTTGCGGGTAGATTTACTTGGAATGAAATTAATGTTAAGTTCCGTGACCCAATCGGACCTTCTGCGGCTCAAGCTTTAATGGAATGGGTTCGTTTACATGCTGAATCTGTTACAGGACGTATGGGATACGCAGCTGGATATAAGAAAGATATTGATTTGGAATTGTTAGACCCAACAGGAGTTGTTGTTGAGAAATGGATTCTACAAGGAACTTTCTTAACAAATGTGAACTTTGATAGTTTGAATTACTCTCAAGACGCTTTGGCAACAATTTCGGCAAGTCTAAGACCTGACCGTTGTATCTTAGTATACTAAAATTTATTATTTATTAATAAAAATTTGTTCCATATACTTATGTGTATGGAACTTTTTTTTTCAGGTAATACCGAATTTGTATGTCCAACTTGTGGTAAAAAATTTGAAACACAAGAAGAATTTGATAATAGACATAACAAAAAAGAGAATAAGGATTGATTTATTTCCTTAACTATTTATTTTTTTAAAAAAAAATACTATGGACCAAACATCTCAATATGGACAAATGAATTTTAGTCTACCACATGATGTAGTACCACTACCATCAAAGGGTAAATTTTATGCAAATAAAAAGAAAAGTTTAAAGATTGGGTATTTAACCGCAGCCGACGAAAACATTTTAATGGGAGGGAGCACCAAAGAAGGATTAATGATGACTTTACTAAGAAATAAAATTTATGAACCAGACATCAGACCTGAAGAACTATTAAATGGTGATGTTGAGGCGATTATGGTCTTTCTAAGAAACACATCATTTGGTCCTCAATATAATATTAAAGCGACTGACCCTGAAACAGGAAAACAATTTAGTACTGAATTAATTTTGACTGAGTTATACACTAAAGATACTCAGGTTGAACCAAATGACGAAGGTTTTTTTGAAACGGTTTTACCAAAATCAGGTTCAAAAGTTCTATTAAGACCTCTTACTGCTGGTGATAGTGCTGAAATTGACAGGATTATTGATTCGTACCCAGCTGGTAGAGTTGCTCCAAGACAAACTTTAAGATTGTCAAAAATGATTGTTGAGATTGACGGAATTAGAAATAAGGAAGAACTTTCAAAATACATTGATAATATGCCAATTATGGATTCAAAACACATAAAGAATTTTATGCTTGAAAATGAACCAAGATTGGATTTAAGACAAACAGTTATAGCCCCGTCAGGAAAAGAGGTCGTCGTAGATATTCTCTTTGGGGTTGAGTTTTTTCGTCCTTTCTTCTGATTACTCACAGGGTAGAAACCTTGAATTTTATTATTTAGCAAAATTTCTTCATATATCGTATAGTGATTTTATGATAATGCCTATAAGCACTAGAAGATTTCTTTTGGATAAACTAGTAAGTGATAGCCGACAAGAGTAAATTTAGTTATTAAGGTATTTATTTAAAAAAAACTTATGTTACAAACAGGAGAATCAGGTGAAGCTGGTAAAACAGAAAAACTGCAAACAAAAGATTTAGCCGACCCGTTAACGGAAGCCGGTGAAAGTATGGCAACGTATTTTAAAAATGCGTTTAATCCTGCTGAAATTTTAAAGTCGTTTGCATCAATTTTTAGTCAATTAGAAGGACTTGCATCGTCGTTTAATAAAACGATGGGTGGAGGTGATATATACTCTCAAAAAATTAAACAAAATCTTATTGCGGGTAAAGAAGCGGCTGAAGAATATGGTTTTACATTCGCAGATATTGCGTCTTTACAACAAAAAATTACTGAACAGGAACAAACTAATTTTACATTACAGGGGGACCAATATGAAAGATTTTTAGTTCAAGCTGAGTTAACAAAGGGTATATCACAAACTGCAGTTCAGGCTGCGTCTAGTAATTACGAAACTTTTAAAAATTTAGGATTAACCGTTCAAGGAACACTAAAAAGTTCTGAAGATATTATACAATCGGCATCAAGATATGGTGTAAGTGCCAGTGCGGTATTTAAACAAATTAACGCAAATGCTTCTGAGTTAAATCTATTTAATTTTGATAATGGAGTTCAAGGAATGGCTAAAATGGCGACTGAATCAATTTTGTTTAAAGCTAATATGAAGACCACTTTGGATTTGGCAAACAATTTATTTGACCCTCAGAAGGCTCTTGATATGGCTGCGGGTCTACAAAGAATGGGGGTCCAAGTAACAGGAATGTTAGACCCAATATCTTTAATGAACATGGCTGAAAATGACCCTGCGGAGTTACAAAGAAATATTGTTGAGATATCAAAATCATTTATGGAATTTGATGAAAAACAACAAAGATTTGTTGTTATGCCAGGGGCTCAAAGACAGATTAGAGAAGTTGCAGCAACATTAGGTATACCGGCTAAAGAGTTGGAAAAAATGGGTAGAAATGCTTTTGAATTGGAAGCTAAAATGGGACAAATTAAATTTCCAAGTATTGATGAATTTGCAAGTGAGGAAGCTAGAACGATGGTTGCGAATATGGCTCAACTTAATGAGACAACTGGAAAATATGAAATTGAAGTTTATGATAAAGACCTAGGTTATAATGTTATTAAAGCTGTTGATGACCTTAAAAAAGATGATTTAAAGGGTGTTGAAAAAGCTCAACAAAACGCAAATAAAAGTACTGAGGAATTATTAAGAGATGCGAATGGACATTTAGCGAATATTTCAAACGCATTTAAAGCGGGAACAAGTAGAGTTCCGACCGCTTTGGCAGCATCAAAAGTTGCTCAGGATAAAGTGTCGTTTGCAGGGGGGTCTGTTGAACCTGTTGTTCAGACATTAATGGATGTTTTATATGGAGAAGAAGGGACAAAAGGTATTACAACTAAAATTAACTTGGCGAGTAAACAAATTGACCAAATGTTAGAGTCCCTCATCAAGGGTGAAACAACTTTGGCAGATGCTGGAAAAAAACTGACAGAGGTTATTAAAGAGATTGGGGCAAAAAAAATAGAAGATTTTAAAGAATTTTCAGATGTTTATGGGAAAAACCAACAGGAAGCATTCCAAAGCAATCCCGAATACGACACCCCGTTTCAAATTACTCCTGATATGATTAATGCATTACAAAATTTTGTAAAATCTTTAATGAATGGTAGACAAGTTTCCGATGGTGTAATTAGTCCAGATGGTGGCTTAGTTGTAATGGGTGAAAAAGGAAGTTTTTTTGCTGATAAAGACGACTCAGTTTTATTATCTCCAAATATACCAACGGGTAGTTCTGATAATAAATCAGGGGGTCAAACCAATTCAACGGTTACTGCATCGGGTAAGGTTGAAATTGAACATAAGTTTAGTGGAGTTGAAGCGTGGTTTAAAGATTATATGTTATCCCAAGGGTTCTTGGCGGATTTCGTTCCAACTTTAGAAAAGTTTTTAACAAAAACGGAAGGTTAAAAATCATATAAAACTATATGAATAGTATTTATTAATGTATGCCGATAGATAGTCCATTATCATTTTTTAATACTGAAAATTTCAGGAATGGTTTAGTCGTAAGAAACTTACAACCATATACGATTGCGGGTTCTTATACTCCACCTGTTGCTCAACAAAATTTTGAATATGTTCAGAGTAATTTTTCAGTTATTGATTCACCTGATAGTTTAATTGCTGACCCACCCTCTAATTTAGTCCCACCCCAATATCATGGATTATATGTTTTAAATGAATATGGACCTGAAGGTGGATATGGTGTGACAATAACACAATCTTTACCTTTAGTTCAAAACGCTAATGCTGGCGAGTATGATGTTATGGACGCTTCACTTCCACAACAAAGTTTAGTGGGACAAGGGTGGCCAAATTATGCTCAAGTTACGGCAGAACAAAATATTCCTGCGTTAAATAAGTATTCATTTGACCAAGTGTTCTTGGAGGAGATAAATAACTTACAATTTGTCCCAACGTATTCATTTTACGCCAACCCAACACCTGTTAATTTTTTACCATCTTCATATTCTCCATATTCAATTCTTTTTGATAATACACCACAAGGAGATAATGGGTCACTTTCACAGGATAGTCAGTTGGCCCAACTTGGGGCGACCTTTTTAAGGGATGCGTTACAATATAGAGTAGATAGAGAAATTGAAAGAGCGACATTTGGTCGTGAGAATCTTTCAGAAGCTTTGAGTGACCCTGTCGCATTGGCACAAGTTGCAAGTGGTAGAATTCCTTTAATTGAAAAGAATTACTCAATTACAGTTCCTGAAAATCCTATTGATTTTGCAGCTAATTTCTTATTGAAGTTATCAGGAACATATTTTCCAGCATCTCCTATTCCTGGTGATTACTTTGATGAAGATATGGCTCAGTGGAGACCTACTGCTGCCAATCAAATTGTTTCCGCATTTGCGGGAGGTAGAGACCCAAGAACAATATTTGGAAGTTTAGATACTAATACAGATTATTCACAAGTATTTTTAAGTAATACAGGGCAAGGACAAAGGTCTGCGTTATTTAATAACATTGATTATAACAAATATAAGCCAAGATATAATAGAGGTTTAGCAAGAAATCTTGGTAGAGGTCTTTTAGAAATTATTGAAAGATTAACTGATGGGGAAGAAGCTCCACCGTCAGATTTTTATATTGGACAGAATAACTCAGACCCATCATCAATTTTCTCACCTCCAGGTCAATTACCTACAAATTCAGTTGGACAACAGGTTAAATCACCTGTTATTGGACCTGATGCGATGGGTAAGTTGTATGAGGGGGAAGACCAAGATTTTAAATTTGGTTTAAAAGGTAACCCAACAATTAATGCTGGAGGTATTGCTGGTGGTTTTGTTTGGACATCCCAAGGGTATAATAATCCTGGATTCGGAGCAAAAGTCGGAGGAGATTTTTCCTCAAGTCAAGACCCTGAATTTAATCAGATTAGTAGTCAATTTGATGGTAATTATAGTTCATCAAATGTTAATTTCAAAAATGGTAGTATATTAGATAATACTCAGAGATTATTAGACTCAACACCTGCAGGTACTGCTAGATTGGGACATGTCGGTAACGCAATTAATCAATTATCTAAAGTTTTCCATGACGGATATAGAGAGTTGACAAAAGGTTCAAGAGTTGTTAGTTATACGTATGATTCCGCGACAAACCAACATGGAGGGGGAGTAGAATATTGTAGAGTGTTTGCTAAAGATACTCCATACTATACTTATAATGATTTACAAAAGACAGACGGTATTACTACCTCTGGAAGAAAGTTCACATATTCAATAATTGATAATACATACAATTTAAATATTGCTCCGTTAAAAAATCCAGGGTCAACAAATATTGTTGATAATAAAGTTAAAAAGTATATGTTCTCAATTGAGAATTTAGCTTGGAGAACTTCAAACAGACCTGGATTTACGTATGATGATTTACCTGTTTGTGAGAGAGGACCTAATGGAGGTAGAGTTATGTGGTTTCCACCGTATGATTTATCATTTAATGAGACAATATCACCAAGGTTTGATAGTGTTGAAATTTTGGGAAGACCTGAGCCTGTTTATACTTATAGAAACACAACCCGTTCTGGTTCATTGAGTTGGAAAATGATTGTTGACCATCCTTCGGTATTGAATACAATCACTAATAAGATATTACAAAACGAGTCAAATGTTGAAAGAGTTAACTCAATTGTTGATTCATTTTTTGCAGGATGTTTAAAATATGACCTGTATGAATTAGCGAGAAGATTTACAACTATCCCAACAAGAGATTTATTTACTTATCAACAAATTATCACAAACCCATCTGTTAATGCTGACCAATTGGCTCAAGTTGGTGCTGAAGCGGGTATAAATACAACTAGTACTGATGAAGGGGTTATTGAAGGTGATGAGGGTATTAATGGTGGTGGAGGAGGAAACGGAACTGGAGGTTCTGAGACTAAACCTGAAACTAATAAAACGGACCCTGGTTCTGATTTAAACAATAAATATTTGAATTTAGGATGGTATTTTCATAACGATGTTCCACCACCACAACAAAAGGGTGTTGCTACGGCTAGTTATAGTTGGAAAACAGCATATAACAGCTATATTGGAATGAAATCAAAGTATAATACTAACGCACCTGCTGCAAATAGACAACAAGTTGCAAATACTTTTACGAATGTTGTTGAACATAATGCCACTATTGAAAAAGATTTTAGAAAAGATGTCGTATCAGTTTTAAATAATAATACAAATATTAAAACAATTACAATAACTTTAGTTGGAAGTGCGTCAAGACCTGCGACTATTCAATATAACGAGTGGTTATCTAAAAGAAGGATTGATTCTGTTTTACAATGGTTTAAAGAAGATACTACGGATTACGGTAAGGCCTTTCAAAAATTTATTGAAGATAAAAAAATTGTAATAAATCAAGAACCACAAGGTGAAGAGGCTGTTAATGTTGTTGCTAAGGAATTAGGGGCAACTAGTCCAAGTGTAAGTTGTAGTGACCAAGATTCTGCTAGTTCAAATAATAACTATAATACAATTTATTCTTACCAAGCGATGTGGTGTAGAAGAGTTGCAATTAAAGATATTAAAATTGAGACAGGTAATCCTTCAGGTGACCCAACAGGGGACCCAACAGGAGACCCAACAGGAGAGACTCCTCCTAATATTTTAAATAATATAGGTTCTAACACAGTTCCGAGTATAAATACTCCAGTTATTACACCACCAACAATTACAACAACACAAAAAATTAAAGACGGAATTTCCAAAAAAGTTTTAAGAGACTTATTATCTGAATGTGATTATTTTACCGCAATACAAGGTGAAAATCCTATGATATATGACTCAATAAAACAAAAATTAAAATATTTTACACCGGCTTTCCACTCAATGACCCCCGAAGGTCTTAACTCAAGATTAACATTCCTAAACCAATGTTCAAGACCTGGGGATACGATACCAACAATTGGGGCGGATGGAAAACCAAAATACAATGCCGCGACTAACACCGCTTTTGGTGCTCCTCCCGTATTGATATTAAGAATTGGTGATTTTTATAATACGAGAATAATCCCGACTTCAATTAATATTACTTATGAACCTGTATATGATTTTAATCCTGAGGGAATTGGTTTCCAACCTATGATTGCTAAAGTCACATTAGGATTTAACTTTGTTGGAGGTTCGGGATTGAAAGAACCAATTGATACATTACAAAATGCGTTGTCTTTTAATTATTATGCAAATACTGAAATATTTGATGAAAGGGCTGAATGGACTGATGACTCGTTCAAAAAATTAGATGAGGATTTGGTTAGACAAATATTAGAGGATAGAGGAGAACAATCAGGTTCAACAATTATTCAAAACGCGATTCAAAATAACGGAGGTGGATATATTGGAACTCAAGAAACAAGGGAGGAATTACCTGAATCAACAACAGGAGTTATCAACTATAAAGAATTCATGAATGGGTTCTCGGCATCTTGTCAAAATTATATTAATACTATAATTTCTAAACTTACCGATTTTAAAACACCCTATAACGGAACACTTATTCAAGTTTTTGGTTCTAAAAGAATATATTCTACGGGAACCGCAAGTTTACCTGATAGTTCGGCTAAAGTTGAAATTTTTGGTAAACCTGATGAAATTCAGGGAGAGATTGATTATTGGTTTGAAGATATTATTGCAAATGTTAGTAGTGAAGGGTTATCATGGCAGATTGCAATTGAAAATAGAGACGGAGGGGTATTATCTAGACGAGACCAACGAAGAGTATATCAAAATTTGACAACATATATTGAAAATTATAAAAATAATTTCACAGTAGATTTGAGTAGAGTAATACAGGAAATATTATCACCTCAAGAACAACTTGTCATTAATATGGAAAAGTCTGATTTTATTAGTTCTTTACACGACGGAAAAATTAATTCAGACCAATCCGTGGAAGTTTTAGACATTTCAGGTATTACTGAAAATAATGTAAATACATTTACAAAATTTGGTGAAGATTATCAATCTATAACTAATCTATTAAATGGTTTTCATAGTTCTTTAAAAGATGTTGGATTGATTCCTTCCGATAGTTTTGATGTTAATGGATTACTTGGATTTGAGTCACCAGTTACCCCCGGAGATGCTAAATTTATGGTAATTATGGACCCTATTTTTAGAGATGACGCTAAGAAACAAGAATTTTTGACAGAGGTAGTTAAAGGTACTTCAAATGAGGAAAGTGTTAAACTATTGATAGTAGATTATATTTTTACAAGATTTTATGATGTATATAAAAATAAAATATTGAATGTTGACACTATGATTAGTAATTGGAAGACAACATACGAACAACAGTATACAAAAATAGAAGGTGACACTAGTTTAGATAGGAAATTCACATATATCGTTAACACAAGTGCAAGTGAAGATTTACAAACCCAACTAAGGAATATATATTTAACAGGGAATAGTAATGATGATAAACAAACATTCAATGGTAAACACAAATTTAACTAATGGCTGAAAGCACCTACGATAGATATTCTACATTTTTAATTAATGGTCAACAGACGGTAGTACCTGGTATTAAGTTAAACTCTAAAGGTACTGATAAACGATATGTTTACATGGTTAATGTATCACGTTTGGATAAAATATCTCAGGAATATTATGGCTCTCCGTTATTTGGGTGGTTAATCTTACAAGCTAATCCTCAGTATGGGGGATTAGAGATGAATATCCCTAATAATGGATTATTGACAATACCATTTCCATTAATACCGTCATTACAAGATTATAAAGCTTTGTTAGATAACCATTTCTATTATTATGGTAGGTAAAGAAAAAAATATATTAGTTGAATTTGACTATGAAAACATTATCCTTGTTGACCCAAATAAAACTATTGATGAAGAAGGTAATGTTGGGGAAAGATTTTTACCCCCCGAAAATTTAGTTTGTTATGCAAATTTAGAATGTAATCTATTCCCAAGAACCCGACTTGCATTGGGTTTAAATGGGGCCGCAACAGGAGAACTTGTTAATATTGCGTCAATAAATTTCATGAAACCTGGTGGAGGTAGTTCATTAACGAATGAATTTTACGATGAGTTCACAGGTGAAAACACAATTAAAGGTGAGGGACTTAATCAACCATCAGAACAAGGTCAAAAGATTTCATCTACAGACAAACCAACGGAATTCTATTTTCAACAGCAAACTATAAATAATAAGGATACTGGATTACTCGGTATTCAAAGTATAACTATAACAAACAATTGGAACCAACCTACAGTAAGAATTAAATTCGTAGATATTAGAGGTAGGGCTCTTTTTGAAAAAGGAGAAAATTCTCCATATGCAACATTTTTTAATTTTCCATATCCTATTTTTTATTTAACGATAAAAGGTTATTTGGGACAGGCCGTTAAATTACAGTTAACTCTTAACAAATTTAATTGTAGTTTTAATTCAACAACGGGAAATTATGACATTGATACTGAATTTCAGGCGTTTAAATATAATATTTTAACAAGTATTATGATGTCCCATGCTTTGGCGACACCATATATGTATAATAAAAAATATACTGTAACCCCAACAATTACTAATAGCTTAGCTAAATTAGGTACTAATGTTTTAACATTAAATGAGGCAAAGGGGTTACAAAAAATAAAAGAAGTATATTCTGAATACAAGGCTAAGAATTTAATACCTACGGATTTTCCTGAGATTACAATGCAGGAAATGATAGAGAGATTAACAAGATTAGAATCTTATATTTTAAAATCATTTGGTCAACAAGATTTAAGTCCACTTACAGATACTGACAAGTATAAAAGATTAGTTCAAGAGTATGAAGGGGATATCCAAACATACGTTGGTGGTAATAGTTGGTTTAACAAATATTGTGACCAAAATACATATTGGATTTTAAAGGACAGAGATATTAAAGTTTACCAACTTAGACCTGAATATGCATTTGGTGGTGGAATTCTTGAGGCGGTTAAAGATTTAGATACAAGATTAAAAACAAACAAAGATAAATTATTACTGAATAAAACATTTGGTGGGACCGGTGAGATTTTAATTGATGGTAAAAAAATTGTAACTAAAATAAATCCAACAGGTATTAGTATTGATGATTTTTTAAGAAATTCTAAAAGTGAAAACGATATTAATTTTCAAAAAACATACGAGGAAAGGACAGGTAAAGTTGCTACTGCAAATGATATTGCCAAATTAAGAATTGAGTATAATACTCAGGTTTTATTACCTTTGAAGGCTTTAATTCAGACAACATTAGAAGGTGGTGGTAATAATCAAAGTAGTCAACAATCACAACAACAAGATGGTGGAGGTAAAAAAGAAATTACTATTGAATTAGAAAAATATGGAATAAAACCAGAATCAACCCCTTTATTTATAATTGAAGGTGATAATATAAATTCATTTGAAAGTTATATTAAAAAAATATACGCCCAAATTGATGAAAAAAAGAAAACAATTGACGACGCTTTAAATGCTGCACTTGCTGAAAAAATAGGTAAATCTGAAGAAGGATTAGGTTTCCAACCGACAATAAGAAATGTATTAGCGGTTATTATGGCGAGTACTGAAGGATTTATCAGATTAATGGAAGATGTTCACGAATCGGCATGGAACCAAAGACAAAACAAATATAGGTTAGCTGCGGTATTAGGGGATGATAAAACGGCCCCATCTCCTGACTCAAAAGATTCAGTTAGGGGTGCTGATGGTAATTTAATACCTGTATATCCTTGGCCTCATTATTATGTTGAAACTAATAGTGATAAGGGTGAAAAATTTGAATTAAGATACCCTGGTGATAGTTCAGTAAAGTCAAAAACTAAGGGATATATATATCAATATTGGCCTGAAGTTGAATTTGTTGAAGAATATTTAAAGGGTAGATTACAAATTGACACCCCACCAAATAATCCTCAAATTGTTGGTAATAATGCTGAATTGATTAATAGAGCTTCATACAATGCTATTGAATACGAACTATCAAATGTTATAATGGCAAATAAAGAGGAGGTTAAATTCTTTTATGAGATGTATGAAAGAATGATGTTACCTTTTTATTATCAGAGGTTTAATAAACCATCATTTATTTCATCCCAATCCTATTTACCAATTGGAGATGCTGAGTTCATTAATTTACAAAAATCTTTGGGAGCTGGTTCTCCATATTTAATACAGAAAATTAAAGAATATAACTTAAACTCTAATGTGTATTTGAATTTCTTAGCAGGAATTTCAAATAACGGAGTTGGACAAAGTTGGCAAAATTATATTAGAGGGTATTTCAATACTCCATATATTAAAGCTAAAGTTGAGAGTCCATTTGTTATATATGATTTTGAATCCTTTAATACTAAAGTTTCAGTTGAATCTCCTGTTACTGAAGATAAAATCTCGGTTTACTTACAATCAACACAGAACAACGAAAAAAATATTGTAGATGTTTTTCCATTTGCAATTAATGGGTGGAATAGGAATCAAATGAGTTATGGTATTGGTTCAACAAACGAATCAATAATGAACACCTCAAAAACGTTATTTTTATACGATACAAAAAATTTGGTAGCTAATTTTAACAATCAGAATTTTGCATCTGCCGATAAGGTAAAACCTGTTACTAACTTCTTATATTTAAGCGAAGCGGGTCCAATACAACCTGATGTTTTAGATTTTAAAAATTTCTATAGAAAATTTACGGATAGTAGAAAAATGTTTACAACTCAAGGAGCTGTAGAATACTCAAACTATAATGGTGGGTTATCAGGTAGTCAAACTACGTCAATAATTAACACACCTTATTTTGTAAATGCCATTTCAAAAGGGGTGGAAAAGTGGCAATTAGGGGATGCTCATCCTTATAAAGCAGCTGCGTATCTTTTCCTAAACTCATTACCAATTGCAACCCTAAGGGAAAAATACCGTTCAAGAGAAAATGGGGTGGAAACCTCACTTGATTACATTTTTGCGGGTATGACTAAATTTGGAGGATTACATAAAGTACCATACGCCTTTATATTAAAAATTGGTTCAGTTTGGAACAGATATAAAACATTTATTGAAACTGGAGTTGATTTTCTTGATGAAGTTTGGGATGATATTGATGTAAATAATATGTACGACCCAATTGGTAATAATCCACAAACAACTTATCAATTTAATTATGGTTCAGGATTAAGAAAAATACAACTACAAACAACGCAAGAAATTAATGGGGTTGATACAACAATTATGAATGTTGGGTTTTATCCTAAATTGATTAATGATATTTCGTTATTTACAACAGGTCTTAATTTTTTAACAAATTACTCAAGTCAAGAAATTAATCAAAAAATACAAAGTGGAGATATAAGTGTTACCTATATGAATAATGACGGGGCCTCATTTACACTACCTGCGGGATATGATGATACTTTACCTAACCAAGCTTTAACTTTTAATAGTTGGTCGGTAATTTTTAAAGACAATAATAGTGGAAGAAGTTATGTTGTTCCATCTGTTGGTGGACAACTTAATCAGGCTAAATATGATTGTTTAAATACACAATTAAATAAAGCTAAAAATAGTATACCAAACAATAGTTCGGTTTTTAATGGGTCGGCTAGAATGTTTTGGGCGGTGTCTCAATATGGGTATTTTAATAATAATTTAATTACAAAACCGACACCAAAACAATGGATGAAAAAAATTAATAGTGATTCTGAAGACCAAATGGCTTTCCATTTGTCAAATCAATATTCATCAATTGAAGATTTATTTGGAACATTCTCTAAAGAAGAATTGGACCAATTTGAAAACCACTTTTTAAATTTTAGTAAATCTGAATGGGAGTTTCAAATATTAAAAAAACAAGAGACCAGTGTTGACACACAAGGAGTATTTAATGGAAATCAAGAAAATATTACGGTTAGTGAAGTCACTATTAGACAAACTATTAATAGAATACAAAATGTACCAAATAAAGAATATTTAAATTTCCAATTATTATTTAAAGAATTATTTGGATTTAATGGGTCAACAAACCCCAACGAGTTATTGAAATTTTCAGAAAACTATAATACTCAGCTAAACAATTTTTTCACTAATTTCCAAGGGTTCATGAATTATGAAAAATTCATAAAAATTGGAAATCCATCAAAATATGATAAAAGAGTATTTTATAGTTTTGCTTTGTCAACTGAGTTCTTTATTGAAGAACCATATACTTTTGGACAATATGAAATTGGTTCTTTACCATCATTGAATGATACCACTACCTTAGCTCAATCCCAAGCATCTTTTCCTGAAACATGGAAAAAATTACAAATTTATGTTGGGTTTTCTGATTACCCTGGTATGGCATATAGTAATAATTTTTCATATATAACTGATTTCTTTGTTGATAATAATGTGAGATTTTCTGAGGAAAATATTGAAATACTTGCACCACTTATCAAAATGTACGCAACGCAAAAACGTAATAACTCAATTTATAACGGTACAACATTCTTGGCAGATATTAGAAGTTATCTTAGAGAAACTCAAAATTATATGAATGTTGTGTTAAATTATTACTTGTTAAAAGCTAGAAATGAATTACCTAATGTTTCTGAAGTAAATGAAGCAACCCCTAAAGTTTCATATGATGGGGACCAAATGAAATTTTTATTATATGATGATTTTAAGGCATTAAATGATACTTGGATTGCGGGTAATGATTATAGTGAAACTACATTATTTGAGGATTTTCTATTTTTAGATAGAGCGAGTAGGGATATTGGTGACAAAATAATTGTGAATCCGTTTGAATTAAAAAACATGTTTAAGAATTTAAATAAATCGGCAAGTACTTTCACATTTATTAATGGTATAATTATGGGACATAATATGTATACCATGATGATGCCTCAGTGGATTAATTTTTATAATGCTGATGAAGTTGCAACTCAAGACATACCAAGAGTAGATTCCACTTTAGAATTTGGAAATCAATTGTTTGGTACTTTTATGTCGGTAGATACCCGAAAAAGTTCACCAAAATTATTATGTATCTATAATGATACAAAATCTACGTATTTAGATATGGGTAATAATGATGATTACCGATATAAGTCAGATACATTTGAATTACGAAGAGCGTCAGACAATCCTTTAATTGAGACATTACAGGGTAAGACGGATTATGCGAAATCAAATAGAGTAGTTGGGTTTAATGTTGACATTGGAATACGAAACCAAAATATATTCTCAACCTTTAATGTTAGTACTAATCCTGCTAAGATGACTAAAGAGGCTGCGGCAGCTCTTGACCAACAGATTAATCAGGCTTCAGGTAGAAAAACTATAACTCAAAATACGTCTCTTTGGAATTTTTATAGAAGTAGAAGTTATGAATGTTCGGTAACTTGTTTAGGTAATGCATTAATACAACCATTAATGTATTTTAACTTGAGACACGTTCCTATGTTTAATGGAACATATATGATTACTAAAGTTGAACACCAAATAAGTCCTGGTTCATTTAAAACCACTTTTGCTGGTAGTAGACAATCAATGTTCTCAATGCCACCAATTGATTCTTATGTTCAGGGTGCGATTAGGGAAATACTAGAAGATATTGTTGAAACAAGAAAACAAGAGGAAAATGCTGCGTCACAGATTAATAATCTCTCCAATAGTACTCAGGGTATTATTACGACAACAACAACTGCTGCCAATAATATAGACGGCTCAACAAAACCAATTACTCAAGAAATTAGTAATACTGCCTCAAATAATGTTAATTGTGGTAATTTACTTAGTTCAAAGTTTAAAAATTATATATTTACTGGAGCTTCACAAACACAAGAACTTACACCTTCTATGTTACAACAAAAATTATCAGTTATAACAAATGAAAATGTTAGATGGTTAGTTTATAACACTATTTATGATTCAGAATCAAATGGAGCAAAAGGGTTTAATTATAATATAGGTAAGGTAAGATTAAATAGAGATTGGGGAGGAAATTTAGGTACCTTCTTTAATGAAACATATTATTGTCAACAAGATAGTAAGGGGAACTCAATACCAATGGCATCTTTTGAAAGTTATGATAAGGCAATACAAATGATGGCAGCCTATTATAGTAATAGTGGTGGTAATTTAATAATACCTACAGAATCTCAAATTCAAAGCGGGGAAATACCTGACGATTTCATAAATAATACTTTTTCAGAATATTCCAGGTTATGGCTGTCTATGACAGATAATCAGATTGATTCTTTTAAGAGAGATAATAAAGATGTTTGGAATTTGTTTAAAAATGAAATTAAATCCGCATTAAAAAATGCTAAAGCATCAAGAGTTCTGTAATTTCAGATAATCAGTATATTTATATAAAAAAACAAAGTTATGAGCTTACAATTAATTTTAGACAATTATCTTGGTAAAAGAACAAGATATTCAGAAAAAGATGCTGGAAACGGGTTCAAAGAGGTATGTGATTTAGACAGTGGAGATTGTTACACTGTTAGAATGAAAGATGGACTTATTGAAAGAGTAGATAACACAATGAGTGTTAATAAGAAAGTTAATGTTGAAACTCCAAACGGAATTAAAAGATTATTAAACGGATAATAAAATGGCAATTGATAAAAAAATCATTTCTGAAATTAAGAGATACAGAAGTATTAATCAATACTTAAATGAACAAGATGCTCTTCCACCTATAGAAGAGCCAATTCCTGGTGTAGGTGAAACACCACCAATTGGAGATACTGCAACACCACCTGCGGACCCAACTTTAGCCGGACCACCCGCACCTGCGGAACCTCAAGTTATTGATGTTGAGACAGATTCTGAAGTGGAAAAAATTGATGACTCAGGTAAATCAGAAGAGGAAATGGATTCTGAAGAAACAGGTTCTGAGGAATTAGAGATAACTGATTTGGTAAATGCTCAGAAAGAAACTCAAACAAAACAGGATGATTATTTTGGACAATTATTTGGACAACTTGAAGAATTAACATCTAAGTTGGCTGATATGGACCAAATCGTAGATAAAATAAATCAACTTGAAATGAAAGTTGATAAAATGAGACCAAAAACTCCTGAAGAAAAATTAGAATTGAGAAGTTTAGATTCCTACCCATTTAATCAAAAATTAAGTGATTTTTTTGAAGATAAAGAAGAGGATTTAGAAAAAACTGGTAAAAACGAATACATTTTAACTTCTGATGAGGTTGAGGATTACTCTCCATCAGAAATTAAAAAAACATTCATGCCACCGACTGACCAACAAGATTTGTACAAGATGTAATTTGACTTTTGACTATTTTGGATTATATTTGTTTTAATAATTAACTTTTTAAAACTTATAATTTATGTCATCAGTCTTAGATTCAGTTCTGGCACAGTACGAAAAATCAAAACAATCAGGCGGAGCGTCAAACAAAATGACGCAGGAAGAGCGAATGAAAAAGTATTTCGCAGCAATTCTTCCACAAAATCAATCATCGGCTCAAAAACGAGTTCGTATCCTTCCTACTAAGGACGGTAGTTCACCATTTGTTGAAGCGTGGTTTCACGAAGTTCAAATCGGAGGACAATGGAACAAGTTGTATGACCCAGGTAAAAACGACAATGAGGCAACACCTTTAACAGATGTTCATGATGCTCTTATTAGTACAGGTAAAGATTCTGACAAAGAACTTGCTAAACAGTACAAAGCTCGTAAATTCTACATTGTTAAAGTTATTGACCGTGATAACGAAGCGGACGGACCAAAATTCTGGCGTTTCAAACACAACTATAAGAACGAAGGTGTTCTTGACAAAATCATTCCAATTTGGAAAGCAAAAGGAGATATTACAGACCCTGAAAAAGGACGTGACCTTATCATTGAATTAGCTAAAGCTAAAACTCCAAAAGGTAAGGAATATACAATCATCCAAACAGTTATGTATGATGATGCTACTCCAATCCACACTGACGAGGCAACAGGTAAATCTTGGGTTAACGATGAGTTGACTTGGAGAGATGTTTACTCTAAAAAACCAACCGAATATCTTGAAGCAATTGCTCGTGGAGAAACTCCAAGATGGGATTCTGACAAAGGTGGTTATGTATATGGTAACAGTGAATCAGACGAAATGGTAATTGGTGGTGGTTCTACATCATACACTGACCCACAAGCTGAGTCAGAACCTGATGGTGACTTACCATTCTAATTTATACGGATGGGCACTTGCATGGTGTCCATCCTTTTTCATTTTCATACTAACAATTTAAACACATAGACATTTATGGCTATAAAGAAAAAAGAATTCTCATTAGATGCGATTAAGGACAAATACTCCACAAAAACCAAATATAAAGAAACAGACTTTTATGAAGTCGGTGAAGCTTTCCATAGTAGTTGCGGTTTACCTGGTCCTGCTTTGGGCAACATCAATATGTTCTTGGGGCACTCAAATTCTTCCAAAACGACGGCTCTTGTCAAAGCCGCTGTGTCTGCTCAGAAGAAGGGGCATTTGCCTGTTTTCATTATCACCGAGAAAAAATGGAGCTGGGACCACGCAGTTGAACTCGGTTTGGTGGCGGAGATGACCGACGGTGAATGGGACGGACAGTTCATATTCAACGACAACTTTGACTATATTGAACAAGTAACTGACTACATTAATGAATTATTGGATGAACAAGAAAAGGGTAATATTCCTTATTCACTTTGTTTCCTTTGGGATTCAGTAGGTTCTATTCCTTGTAAGATGACCTTTGATGGTAAAGGCGGTAAACAACATAATGCGTCGGTATTGGCAGATAAGATTGGTATGGGTATCCAAGCTCGTATTACTAAATCACGTAAGGAAGATTATCCGTATACAAATACAATGGTTGTAGTCAATCAACCTTGGGTTGAATTACCTGATAATCCATTTGGACAACCAACTATTAAAGCGAAGGGTGGTGAGGCACTTTGGTTAGCATCAGCTCTTGTATTCCTATTTGGTAATCAGAAAAATGCAGGTATTAATCACATTACGGCAACTAAAAATGGTAGAACAGTATCTTACGCTATTAGAACTAAAATCTCTGTTCTAAAGAACCATATTAATGGATTAGGATATAAAGACGGTAAGATTATTGCAACACCGCAAGGATATATTGCTGACGATAAAGACGCTCTTGAAAAATACAAAAAAGAGTATTCACAATATTGGAACGCAATCCTTTCAGGTACAGGGGAAATTACCCTTGACGAGAATGAAGAAACTTTTGAAAACGAACAATTTTAATTAGTTTTCAGTGAAAAAAACATTACTTGTTGACGGAAATAATCTGATGAAGATTGGGTTCCACGGAGTGAAAGATTACTTTCATAATGGTGAACATATTGGAGCATTGTATCATTTTATGAATACTCTTCGTAAGTTCATTGACGAACAAAATTTTGACAAGGTAGTGGTATTTTGGGACGGTGAAGACTCCACGAGTTTGCGTGGGGTTCTTTATCCCCAATATAAACAAAATCGTAAATTAACGATGGAGGACGCAGTCTTTATGTCCTACCTAAAACAAAAAAATCGTATCAAACAATATCTTGAGGAAGTTTATATCAGACAACTTGAGATTAGTGGAAGAGAAGCTGATGACTTGATTGCCTATTATTGTCAAGTTTCTGAAAATGAGAACAAGTTAATTTTTTCTTCAGACAGGGACTTAACCCAACTTATTTCTGAAAAGGTGTCAGTATACTCACCATCACTTAAATCCACGTTTAAACACGGGGATAAGATTAAATTTGATAGTTTTGAATTCCCACACTATAATGTTAAAACTTTAAAAATATTAACAGGTGATAAATCTGATAACATAGAGGGTATATATTTGCTCGGAGAAAAAACATTAGTTAAATTTTTTCCTGAGATACTTGAAAAAGAAATTTCTTATAACGATATTTTAACAAAGGCTGAAGGTTTATTAAAGGAACAAAAAGATAATCAAACTTTAAAAAATCTTCTAACAGGTAAAACAAAATCAGGTATCTTTGAAAACGAATTTTTTATAGTAAATGAACAAATTGTTGATTTATCTAACCCTCTACTCACGGATGAGGACAAACAGGAAATTATTGAAATCGTTAACGAAACATTAGAGCAAGAAGGTAGAAGTTACAGAAACATTATTAAATATATGGTTGAAGATGGACTCTTCAAGTATCTACCTAAAGGTGATGACGCTTGGACATATTTCCTTAAACCATTTATGAAACTAACAAGAAAAGAAAAAAACAAACCAAAAAAAAGATAAAAAATGAATCAAAATGAAATGACAAAAATGGAGTTTTTGTTAACTCTAAATGACAACATCGTTGTTCAACGTTTTTACAATGTCAGAGGGTATAACCCAAAGGCAAAAAACTCAATGGATGTTTATGACCAAGTTTATGACTTTACAGAAAGACTTCAAAAGTATTTGAAGATGAGGTCTGTGGATTATTTGCTTGAAAATGAATATCAAATATCTGAAGACCCACAAGTATTGGAAACTTCTTTTACTGATGGTCCCGAAAATTTTAATATCTTTGTAAAAATTGACGGAGACATGATTCATCACAGACAATTTGATGCTAAGATTTACCCACCAAAAGTTAGATACACTGTTGATGTTAGATTCCTATTGAAGGATTTACTCAGAGAATTGACAGAAATTTTTTCATCAAAAAATTTAACTTTAGATTACATGGGTGTTCGCTTGGCTCGTTAATATTTATCAAAAAACCAACAGACACTTATGAGTTCAGACAAGAATTTTGATTATTTAGGACAAACATTTCAGTTACAGTTACTGAATCAAATTATAACAGACAAGGACTTCTCACATTCAATTGTGGGGGTTCTTGAAGCTGGATATTTTGAAAACAAATATTATAAAATCATCATACAGATGATTAAGGAGTACTATTCTAAGTACGAAGCTAGCCCTAATTTTGAAACTCTGTCTCAAATCGCAAAAAGTGAAATTTCGCAAGAATTAGCAAGAAAAATTGTGTTAGATACGATAGGTGAGATTAAAATCGCACCTGACGAAGGTAAGTCATTCGTTCAAGAAAAGGCATTAAAATTCTGTAAACAACAAGAATTACAGAAGGTAATGGGTAAGGCTCAAAAAATCATTGATTCAGGTGAGTTTGAGTCTTACGACCAACTTGAATCAATGGTAAGAGATGCGTTACAGGTAGGGAATGTAGACAGAGGAACAGAAAACGTATTTGATAACCTTGATGACGTGTTATCTGACGATTACAGACATCCAATACCTATGGGTATACCAGGAATTGATAATCTATTAAAAGGTGGATTAGCAAAGGGGGAAATCGGAGTAATTTTAGCACCAACAGGTGTTGGTAAAACTACCGTAACTTCAAAAATTGCTAATCACGCTTTTAACATGGGGTTCAATGTTCTTCAAATATTTTTTGAGGACAATCCAAAGATTATCCAAAGAAAACATTTCACTATGTGGACAGGTATTGCTCCTGACAAATTAGGTGAACACAAAGAAGAAGTTTTGGAGAAAGTAAGAGTTATTAAGGAAACAATGCCAAATAAACTTTTACTAACTAAGTTACCTTCGGACACACTTACAATGTCCCAAATAAAAAGTCAGATTAGAAAATTAATTGCTGATGGAACAAATATTGATGTAGTTATTTTGGATTACATTGATTGTGTAACCCCTGAAAAGGCATTAGAGGATGAATGGAAGAGTGAGGGTTCAGTAATGAGAGCATTTGAAGCAATGTGTCACGAACTGCACATCGCAGGTTGGACGGCAACTCAAGGTAATAGGAGTTCAATCTCGTCTGAGGTTGTTACTACTGACCAAATGGGAGGTTCAATTAAGAAAGCTCAAGTTGGTCACGTTATTATCACAATTGCAAAATCTTTACAACAAAAAGAATTAAATTTGGCAACAATTGCAATTACAAAGTCACGTATTGGTAAAGACGGGATTGTATTTGAAAATTGTAAATTTAATAATGAGTTGATGGAAATTGACACTGAAAGTTCTGTTACTTTCTTAGGATTAGAAGAAAACAGAGAGCAACAGAAAAAAGACAGAATTAAAGAAGTTATGGAGAAAAGAAAACAACAACAAGCATAATTATTAAAACACAAAGTTATACACATGGAAAAAATATTAGTAGAAAACCCGAATAGATTTGTAATCTTCCCAATTCAATATAATGATATTTGGGAATTTTATAAAATGCACCAAGCGGCATTTTGGACCGCTGAAGAAATTGATTTAAGTGGTGATATTAGAGATTGGGAAAATTTATCAGAAAACGAACAATACTTCATTAAGAACATTTTGTCGTTTTTTGCGGCTTCAGATGGAATTGTTAATGAAAATTTAGCTGAGAATTTCTATCGTGAGGTTCAGTACCCTGAAGCAAAATTCTTTTACGGAATCCAACTTGCAATGGAAAATATCCATTCATTAATGTATTCTCTTCTTATTGATACTTACGTTTCAAATGAAGAGGAAAAAAATAAATGTTTTACAGCATTGGATAATCTTCCAGCAGTTCAAAAGAAAGCTAAATGGGCTTTGGATTGGATTGAAAACGCATCGTTCCAAGAAAGATTGGTAGCATTTGCTGCAGTAGAAGGAATCTTCTTCTCAGGTTCATTCTGTTCAATCTTTTGGTTAAAGTCTCGTGGTATTATGCAAGGTTTATGTAACGCTAACTCTTTAATCTTTAAAGATGAAAATTTACATTGTGATTTTGCAATTCATTTGTTGAATAATCATATTGAAAACAAACCAAGTGAGAAAAGAATTAAAGAAATTCTATTATCCGCTTTGGAAATTGAAAAAGAATTTATCACAGAATCATTACCAGTATCTCTTATTGGAATGAACCAAAATTTAATGAAACAATATTTGGAGTTTGTGGTAGATGGTCTACTTGTTAAATTTGGATGTAAGAAACAATTTAATGTTGAACAACCATTTAAATTTATGGAACAAATTGCCGTTGAAACAAAAGGTAATTTCTTTGAGTCTAGAACTGTTGAATATCAAAAAGCAAAGTTAAATGAGACTCTCTCCTTTACTGATGACTTTTAATTTACTATCTTTTTAAACTATGATGTCACTAAGAATTAAAAAACGTAGTGGAGACGATGCGTCGTTCAATCCACAAAAAATTTATCAAAGAATTAAACGAGCTTCAAAAGGATTGAACGTTAATTCTGATGAAATCTTTATTAAAGTGATAACCTCAGTTCCGACTGAGGGTCTTATCACTACAAAGGATTTGGATAAGTTAATTTATGAAATTGCTGCGGCTTTTACAGGAAGTCATCATGACTATTCTCGTTTGGCTTCATCAGTTGCTATTTCATCTTACCATAAAGAAACTGACCCAAGTTTCTCAAATACGATGAGTATATTACACGTTGACGGTATTGTGAGTAATGAGTTAATGGAAATTGTTGAGTCTTACGGACCAAGTAAGATTGATGAGATTATCAATCACGATAACGATTATAACTTTGACTATTTTGCTTGGAGGTCTTTATCTGAAATGTATTTGTTGAAATTACCAAGTGGTAAGGTTGTTGAAAGACCACAACATATGTATATGAGAGTTGCTCTTTGGGTGACCAATACATTTGAAGAGGCCGTTGAGTATTACCAAGCGTTATCAAGTCAAAGAATATCACCAGCGACTCCAATTATGATTAATGCGGGTACAAAGGTTCCACAACTTGCATCTTGTGTTCTTCATTACAACGATTCAGATTCTCGTGAAGGATTGTTGAATACTATGAGAGACATCTCAACATATTCATCTGATGCTGCGGGTATTGGATTATCAATGTCAAATATTCGTAGTAAAGAAAGTCGTATTACATCTTCAGGTGGATATGCTGGTGGACTTTTGAAATACTTAAAGATTGTTAATGAGTCACTTCGTTTCTTTAACCAACAAGGACGTAGACCTGGTTCAGCTGCCATCTATTTGGAACCTTGGCATAAAGATATCATGGATTTATTGGAGATTAAAAAGAACACAGGTGCTGAAGAATTGAGAGCTCGTGATTTATTTACCGCACTTTG